GATTTGTTGACAAAATGCCTCCAAGTACATCCATTGGATTTCCCCTGTCCGGTCCAAAGTCTAACTTCTTGACGCTTTTGGATCCTGAAGAGTATCCAGATCATCAATGTCCAGCCGAGCTGGATCCCATGTTCTGGAAACACGCCTATGAAATGGAAGAGCTTTATCTCGCTGGAGAAAGAGCCTATCCAATATTCAAAGCATGTCTGAAGGATGAAGCGACAAAATTGACTAAGGACAAGGTCAGGGTTTTCCAGGGAGCGCCTACGGCATTGCAACTCCTGGTTCGCAAGTATTACTTGCCTATAGCACGTATCATTTCGATGATGCCTTTAACATCCGAGTGTGCTGTTGGTATCAACGCGCAGGGTCCTGAATGGGACCAGTTGGCCAAGCACGTGAGGAAGTACGGGGAAAATCGAATTCTTGCTGGAGATTACAGCAAGTATGATTTACGCATGCCTGCGCAAGTGATGTTTTCTGCGTTCCGAATCATGATGGACATCGGGAAGCATTGTGGGTATTCTGAACGCGACCTCCAGGTTATGGAAGGTATCGCCACAGATATTTGTTACCCACTTATGGCATATAATGGAGATTTGATACAGCACTATGGATCAAACCCCTCGGGGCAGAATCTTACAGTGTACATCAACTCAATTGTCAATGCCTTGCTTTTCCGCTGCGCATATTATCACATTTGCAGGGATCGTAAAGATCTTCCTGAATTTCGTGATGTGTGTGCGCTAATCACTTATGGTGACGATGCCAAGAGCTCCGTTCACCAGGACTTCCCAGAGTTTAATCACATTTCTGTGGCAGAATTCTTGGAAGAACGTGATATGTTGTTCACCATGCCGGACAAGGAATCAGACCCTGTACCTTACATGAAGGATAAGGATGCAGATCTCTTGAAACGGAAGAACATCTTCAGTCCAGATACGGGCTTCATAATGGGAGCGCTGGACGAGGATTCAATCTTCAAAGCTTTACATGCAGTACTTCGCTCGAAATCTATAACTCGTGCTCAACAAGCCATGCAAATCATAGATGGCGCTTTACGCGAATGGTTTGCTTATGGTCGTGAGCATTACGAGATGAGACGAGCTCAGATGATCGAAATTGCTGAACGTGCAGAGATAGCCCATGGCTGCCTCATGCTAACAGTAACATACGATGACATGTTGGAAAGCTACAAAGAGAAATACGATGTCCAGGGTTTGGAGAGGATTGTTCCAAGACCCTTCACGACACCAACTGTGCCTTATGTGCCGACGCAGCCGTATCGCAAGTATCGCCCGCGAGGCCTGCGGTATAGGACGAAGAGACAACGAGAAGCAGCAGAGGCTCTCATTTTGTTGTCGAAAACAAAAGTCGAATAGACAAGCCAGACCTGGGAAGTCCTTAAACTCATCCCTCTGGCCGTTAATTGCGGACACGGCTACACGCGAAAGTCCCGTCCAGGTGTATGGTTACCGTTCACCCTTCCGAACGTCAGTCAAGGAAGGGGAAAGGCTTCATCTGGAGGCATCTCCCTCGTGAGATACTCTTATTTAGGAGAACAGTCCGCCACTGTACAAGACTGACAAGCCACCTGCAGAATGAGTCATCTGCAGGATTGGTGAATGACGACTTGCTACAAATAGATTTAATATAACAATCAATGAGGAGGGCACCGACACCAAGCATGAAGTCACAACGTTTGCCGACCAAAGCGAACATTGGGACTACAAAGTCGATAGCCAGCCCGACAGCACCTTCGGGATAGCTGACACCTCTGACGCGAACTTGGAAAATTTCTTTTCGCGTCCAATCAAAACGAGAAGTTATACGTGGCCGCTTGGAGCCACGTTCTTCCAATCTTTC